CTTTTGAAACCATTGTTATCAGCTTTGATGCTGATGAAGTTGGTAAGCAAGCTGCTACGAAGGTAGCTGATCTATTCGGTGCTAAGGCTAAGATAGTAAAGCACAGGCAACCACACAAGGATGCTAACGATTATCTCAAAGATGAGATGATCAAGGAGTACATCCAGGACTGGTTCGCTGCTGAGGTCTATGTACCTGATGGGATCATCGAAGGATCAAAGCTTTGGGAAGAGATCAATACACCAGCCATTAAAGCCTCTTGTGACTATCCTTGGGTTGGATTGAATGCTTTGACCTATGGCATACGTAAAGGTGAGCTGGTGACGTTTACAGCAGGATCTGGGCTGGGTAAATCACAGGTACTAAGGGAGATCGTTTACCACATCTTATGTAAGACTGAGGACAACATTGGGTTAATGTTCCTGGAGGAGTCTACTGTTCGCACTGCCAAAGGTATTATGTCTATCCATGCGAACAAACCACTACATCTACCTGACACAGCGTACACTGATGAGGAGTTTAGAGATGCCTTCGAACACACTCTTGGCACTAATAGGGTTTATCTTTTTGATCATTTTGGGAGTACATCAATTGACAACATACTATCAAGAGTCAGATTCATGGCTAAAGGACTCGGATGTAGCTTTGTTGTGTTGGATCATATTAGTATTGTCGTCAGTTCTGGCGATGTTGGCGATGAACGTAAAGCATTAGATGAGATCATGACCAAGCTTAGGATGATTGTGCAGGAGACAGGCATAGCACTGTTGATTGTCAGCCATCTTAAGAGACCAGACGGTAAAGGCCATGAAGAAGGAGCAGCTACTTCACTAGGTCAGCTTAGGGGATCTGGTAGCATTGCACAGTTGTCCGATATGGTGATCGGTATGGAAAGGAATGCACAGCATGATGATGAACGTGAACGCAATACCACCAGGATTAGGGTACTCAAGAACCGCTTCAGCGGTGTCACAGGTCCAGCCTGTAACGTATACTACAGCCACTCAACAGGAAGGTTATCAGAGGTCACACAAGATGAAGACTTATGAAGATTTGAAAGAAGATACCAAACGATTTGCTTTACAGCAGATACGTACAGGGTCTACAATGGGTGAGGTAGTTTGTTCGTTCGAAGAGATTATCAATGAGATCAGAAAAACATCAGACTACGTAGAGGCTATGCAAGATGCTAACAGGAGACCGTAATGGCTGATGTACAAAGTATTGAAGAACATGAGGATGGTACAGCTACACTACACTTGGATCTAACTGATGAAGAGATTAAGATACTTATCAGTTGGGGTATCAAAGAAGCAATTAAGTTAGCTATTCATAGAGAAAAGAACTTTGACTGGGGTCTGAACAATGAAGCAAACACTTAGAGATATGATGAGCCAATGCTGGAACAACCGCATGGATTGCGAACGCTTTGACTTTGAGAAGTTTGCTGAGATGGTGGCTTTCCAAGCCAGTGAAGAGAGGTTAGATCGCTGTATCGAAGCCTTGGAGAGAAGAGGTTACGCTGATGCAGCAGACATCATCAGGGGAGAAGGTTAATGTGGGTAATGGATAGGCTGTTAGCTGACCACGCAGATCTAAAGAAGAAGTATGATACACTGCTAGAAGACTATCAGAAACTGGTACATAAATATGAAGAGCTTAGTGCTGGACATCGAAACAGACATGAAGCAGACTGTTATCTTCTGCGTAGTCACGAAGGATCTGACAACAAGTGAGGTGGTATGTCATACTCATCCAAGTACACTAAAGCCTCTTATAGAGGATTGCGACACAGTGATCGGACACAATCTAATCAGCTTCGACGGTTACCACCTTCGGAGATTGTGGAACATTACGATACCACTCAAGAAGGCCTCCGATACGCTCGTGCTGTCGAGGCTATGGAATCCCAGTATCGAAGGAGGACACAGTCTAGAAGCATGGGGGAAAAGATTAGGGAATCACAAGATTGAGTTTCAAGACTTTACTGCTTTGACACAAGAGATGATTGATTACTGTATCCAAGATGTTAATCTCACTGGTGAACTTCATCGTAAACTATGCACAGAGTTGAAGGACTTTTCACCACAAAGTATTGACATCGAACATACGGTACAGTTTATTGTTGCACAGCAGGAAAGACATGGATTCAAACTTGATATACCACTATGTACTTCATTTGTCTCTGATCTTAAGACAAAGTTATCTGACATTGAGGAGAACCTACAGACTATATTCCCACCGATCATTACGGAACGTGTTAGCGAGAAAACCGGAAAGAAGCTAAAGGATCATGTTGAAGTGTTTAACCCAGGCTCTAGAGATCAGATAGGACGTAGACTGATATCTTTAGGGTGGAAGCCTGATAAGTTCACTGAGACAGGTAAGCCAATGGTTGATGAGGTTATCCTGTCTAAGCTATCATATCCAGAGGCTAAGGCAATGGCTGAGTACCTACTTATTCAGAAGCGTATAGCACAGGCTACATCATGGCTAGAACACGTTGCTGATGATGGTAGGGTACATGGTAAGGTTATCACTAACGGTGCTGTCACAGGGCGTATGACGCACCACAGCCCTAACATGGCACAGGTTCCTGCTGTCAATGCTGACTACGGTGAAACATGCAGACAAGTATGGACTGTAGATCCTGGTAATGTCTTAGTTGGTTGTGATGCTTCAGGGTTAGAACTGCGTATGTTAGCTCATTACATGAAAGATGATGAGTACACTAAGGAGGTGATCAATGGGGATGTCCACACTAAAAACCAACTCGCTGCTGGTCTTGAGAGTAGGGCGCAAGCAAAGACGTTTATCTACGCCTTTCTCTATGGAGCAGGGCCAGCTAAGATTGGATCAATTGCTCAAGGGAGCGCCGAGGAAGGAAAGAAACTCATCACCCGCTTCCTTAAGAATACGCCAGCTCTCAAAACACTTAAAGATAAAGTTAGCAGGTATGCAGAGAAAGGGTATTTACCTGCCCTTGACGGTCGTCGATTATGGGTACGGTCGGAACACGCAGCACTTAACACGTTACTTCAAGGAGCTGGTGCGATCTCGATGAAGCAAGGTCTGATCCACCTACACGAGTCACTGAAGAAACATAAGATACCTGCACACTTTGTGGCTAACGTCCATGATGAATGGCAGATAGAATGTCCTAAGCAGTACGCTGATGATGTTGGTAAACTCGCTGTAGCAGCTATTGAGAAGGCTGGTGTTACCTTGGGTTTACGTTGTCCTCTAACGGGTGAATACAAAGTAGGAAACAACTGGAAGGAAACACACTGATGATTACCAACTTTGATGAGATTGATTCTCTTGTCGTAACTATCAAGATAGGAAAGGATGATGCTGGTTATGTAACAATGGATGTTGAGAGTGATAAGTTAGTATCAAACCGTATGATGTTAGCGTTGCTACATTCTATTGCTGAATCAGCTACAGAATCAATGATGGCTGAGATACAAAGTAGAATATTGCTTGACAAATTTAAGATGCACTGATATACTGTTATTGTATTTTCACTGAGGAAATTAACATGGAACAAAAACCTGTACGTATTGAAGCAACCTTGATGTGGCCCTTCCTTGATAAGCCTAACGATATGTCTGGCAAGTATCAAGTAGATCTGACTAATTTGTCGGACAAGGCTGTTAAGGCTTTGGAAGATATGGGTATCTCTGTTCGCAACAAAGAAGGTAAAGGCTTTTACATTACCGCTAAGAGTAACCATGAGATCAAAGCATTAGATAAGAATGGTGAACAAGTCTTAGCACATATCGGTAACGGTACAAAGGCTGTCTGTGTTATGGGTTCATACTCATGGACCTTTAAGAACAAGAAAGGTGTATCGCCTTCACTGAAGAAGCTAGTGATCACTGACTTGGTTACTTACAGTGCACAACCTAAGCAAGACGAAGAAGAAACAGAAGACGTACTGTAATGAAGCTAATGCCAATCATTGATGGTGACATTCTCTGCTACCGTGTAGGCTTTGCCTGTAACGAGGAACCAGAGAAGGTTGCTATCAGAACGATGGCAGACATGTTGGAGGAGCTGATCTTTATTGAACTCTCCTCTAACATCCATGTCGGTTACTTAACTGGTAAGGACAACTACAGGCATGACATCGCTAAGACACAACCCTACAAAGGAAACAGAAAGGATGCGCCTAGGCCCGTACATCTTCATAGCCTTCGTGAGTATCTTATTACTGCTTGGGACTTCAGAGTGGCTGATGGACAAGAGGCTGATGATGCTATTGGAATCCATGCCACGCTAACCAGGGATAACTCAATCATCGTATCCATTGACAAAGACTTAGACATGATCCCTGGTCATCACTACAATCCTGTGAAGAAGGATCATTACTACGTGAATGACAAGGATGCCATCAAGAACTTCTATCGTCAGATCCTTACTGGTGATAAGGTAGACAATGTACAGGGATTACGTGGTATTGGTCCTAAGAAGGCTGACAAGATCCTCGGTGACTTTGATACTGACCTAGCCATGTATGAGGCTGTTCTGAAGGCTTATGACGGTGATGCTGAACGTGTGTTAGAGAACGGACAACTACTGTGGATTAGACGTAGGAAGGATGAAATATGGCAACCACCGACACCATCGTCTACCTAGAGTGGGTAGATGCTGTAGCCAGCTCAGGATGGCAACTAAAGGGTACTGGCTCTGTAGCAAGGTGTAAGTCTGTTGGGTTTATGACGCATGAGACTGATGATGAAGTACACCTAGCAGCAGCGATAGGAGAGAATGATTGCAATGCTGTTATGATCATTCCTAAGAGCTGGATAAGTAATTGGACGGAGATTGATATTGAAGCCTTCAAGCGCAAAAAACAAAGGAAGACTGCTGCAAAAGCTAGTAGTGCAAAAGTTAAGAGACACTTTCAATCTAAGCGAACATGATTGCAAAAGCACACCAATGGGTACACAGGGCGAGGATGTCTGGCTCTCGACGAATGCACTGGAACGATTTAGGTACGGCGTTGAGTGCAAGAACAGAGCAAGAATCGCAGTCTACACTGACTACGAACAAGCAATACGGCACTGTGAAGGCAAAGACAAAGAACCCCTCTTAGTTATCAAGCAGAATAGATCTGATCCTTTAGCACTGGTTAGCCTTGATCACTTCATAGTAATAGTAGAGAAGGCAAAGCTTTGGGAAATACATCAGAAGCAGAAGACTGTAGAGGAAAGCAAACAAGCCACCAGGATGAGAAAGGTTTATGGCAAACATTAAAGTAGATTACATCGAACACATGGGCAATGACTTAACGGTAGTCAATGCTGCTCGTGTTAGCTTTGATAAAGAGTCAGAGGCTGTTGATTGGTATGACACAGAGCAAAGCAACCATTACTTTCCTTTACCTGTGTTAGATCCTAAAGACATCAAGCTGATTAACTATCTAGCTAAACACAAACATTGGAGTCCATTCAGTCATTGCTTTATTCAGTTTAGGATCAAAGCACCTATCTTCGTAGCTAGGCAGTTGATGAAGCATACGGTAGGGTTAGCCTGGAATGAAGTCAGTAGACGCTATGTTGATAGCTCACCAGAGTTCTATCAACCTACGTACTTCAGACGTAAAGCACCAAATGTCAAGCAAGGAAGTTCATCAGAACCGGTAAAAAGTCACACTGACTGGAACGCAACAGTTGACAAGTACACTGCTTACATGGTAACATTGTACGACCTAATGCTTAAGGAAGGTATTTGCCCTGAGCAAGCTAGGATGATACTCCCCCAATCCATGATGACTGAATGGTATTGGAGTGGGAGCCTTTACGCCTTTGCTAGAGTATGTCAATTAAGGTTAGCAAAGGAAGCCCAAGCAGAGACAAGGATCGTTGCAGAGAACATCTGCCGAGTCTGCTCTGAAGTATTCCCTAATGCCTGGGATGCCTTAATGAATGGAGATGAGGATGAGCGACAGTAGAATTAGTTTTCATATGACAATAATGTCAGAAGACACCGAAGAAGAACAGCAGTTCAATGCTGACTATGGTCACCCACTAAGTCATATGGTTGATATCCGTGCTACCTACGATAGTGGAAGTGCATGGCCTAAGTTGTTAGAGAAAGCCTGTGAAGCTATCGGCGCTTACTACGGTTACGATGTCAAGGATAAAGTATTCGTTGACCAGTTCGGAAAGATCGTTAACATCTTCGGACACGAAGATCCTGTAAACTACGAAACAGATTCAGACGCTGATGCGAATCCTACTACTTGACATCGAATCAGCACCTAACACTGCGTATGTCTGGGGTTTATTTCAACAGAACATCAGTATCAGTCAGATCGTAGACAGCAGTAGTGTTTTGTGTTGGTCCGCTAAGTGGTATCAAGGTGATCAGTTAATGTTCAGTAGTATCCTAAACGGTAAGAAGACTATGTTAAAGAAGATCCATAGTCTCTTAGATGAGTGCGATGCTGTGGTACATTACAATGGAACTAGGTTTGACATACCAACACTTAACAAAGAGTTCCTCGAGGCTGGTATGTCTCCTCCAGCACCTTACCATCAGATTGATCTGTTAAAGACTGCTAGAAAGGAATTTAGGTTTCCTAGTAACAAGCTGGACTATGTTGCTAGAGCGTTAGGATTAGGTCAGAAGACTAAGCATGAAGGCTTTGAACTTTGGATCAAGTGTATGAACAAAGACAAAGCAGCATGGGAAGTCATGGAGCAGTACAACAAACAGGATGTCATATTGCTGGAGAAGGTTTATGAGCGATTTCTTCCCTGGATTCGAACCCACCCTAACGTCTCAGTCAACAAAGACCACCGAAGCTGTACACGATGCTCTAGTATCAATCTACAGAGACGAGGGTTTAGTACCTCACTCACAGGAAAGTACCAACGCTATCAATGCCAAGACTGCGGTGGGTGGCAACAACAAAGAAGGAGTGAACCAATTGCTGCCGAAATACTCAAACCAAGCTAAACAGGTTGGTGGTGATCATTACAAGCAGACAGCACTGCAACCTTGGGATGTTATCTCAGCATGGTCATTAGACCCTTGGTTAGCTAATGTTGTTAAGTACGTACAGAGACATCAACGAAAGAATGGTAGAGAAGATCTACTTAAAGCAGTACACTATCTGGAGTATGTGATTGAGAACTATGATTTAGTAAAGAGTAAGTATTATAAGGAGTGACTATGGCTTTAACGATTCTGGACTTATTTGAAAAACTTAAGAGACTGGATGAAATATCTCTACTTGAGATATTGAACATAACAGCGGAAGAACTGGTAGACAGGTTTGAGGACAGAATCGAAGCCATGTTTGACCAACTTGTTGACGAAATAGATGACACCGAAGAGGACGAAGAATGAAGTTAAATAACTACTCAAGTTTTATCCACAAAAG